TAGCAGGCGAGAAATCCACTCTTCTTGCCACTAACATTACAAATACAAGAACTTTGGAAATTAAAACCCCTGATATTATCATCAAGGTAAATCCGGAACGCACCGACCTTGTTGAAACAAAGGTCATTGACGGAAGGAAATGTTTTGTCATAAAAACGAATGGAGTGGCAGAAGTTGACGGTATTGAGGTTTCGGTAGAATAGGAGTAGTGAAATGGCAAGAAGAGATAAAGAGTATGAAGCACGGATTCAGGGAATGTTATATGCTGCAAATTTAGTAAAAGAGGGCGGACTTGAAGCGTTGGAAGGTGATATTAAAAAGCGAGGGTTATTAAAAACTCCACTCGCATATACAGATAAACAGATAGATGAGTTTTGGTCAGAATTATCGGCAAATTTGTATGCAACAATGACTTGTGTAACTGGAATGGTATTGCATGATGAATTTGGTTTTGGAAAGCAGAGATTGCATAAGTTTCGAGAAGAGTTCTTAAAAGCAACCAAGTCATCACTTGATTTAGATTGGCTTGGCCAACACTATGTAACATTAGAAGACTATGCAGTATATTTGAATAAAAAGTATGAGTTAGGATTGGATATTGCGAGAATTGCAGTGTGTCAAGATTCGCACGATGAGAAGGAAAAGGCTTGTCGAATGGCGAATTTAGACCATATTCTTTTGGAGTTGAAAGAAAATGGATTTAAAGATGCGGTAAAATTTTTGGAAAGTAAAATAGCATAGATAGAAAGGAGACCGAATCCCCGGCCGGGAAAGACATGTCGGATTCCTTTAAAAAATGGAAAAGTTAAACAACAGAAAGAAAAAAATAAAATGTGAAATTTACAGAGATTCAATGCAGAATTATAAAAAATATGCCATTCCACCGGCACAGTTAATTATTGCAGATGTGCCATATAATGTGGGGAATAACTTCTACGGAAGTAATCCAATGTGGTATAAGGGTGGTGATAATCGAAACGGAGAAAGTAAGTTGGCAGGGAAAGCCGCATTTAATTCGGATTTTAATTTCAATTTGTATGAATACTTTCACTTCTGTTCAAAAATGTTGAAGAAAGATGATACAAAACCAGTTGCAAGAGGAAGAAGTAGCAATTCTCCGTGTATGATTGTATTTTGTAGTTTTGAACAGATACGGACGCTTATTAAGGCAGCGGAGAAACATGGGTTTGTCCATTACATTCCACTTGTATTTTGTAAAAACTACAGTCCACAGGTACTAAAGGTAAATATGCGTATTGTTGGAGCAACAGAGTATGCACTTGTATTTTATCGGGACAGGCTACCGAAATTTAGGAATGGAGTACAAACAGATGAGAATGGGAAAACAATCCGAGGTACTGGAAAAATGATTTTTAATTGGTTTGAATGGAAAAGAGACGGAAAGGATATTCCTAAAATTCACCCAGCACAAAAGCCAGTTGAAGTTTTGAAAAGGCTGATTGAGATTTTTACAGATCCGGGAGATGTAGTAATTGATCCATGTTGCGGAAGTGGTTCAACTTTGAGAGCGGCAACAGAATTAGGGCGTAGTGCTTTTGGATTTGAAATTGATCGGAATTTTTACAAGAGAGCAAAAGAGGAAATGCTTGTGTTTGGGAAAGACGGACAAATGAGCATTGAAGAATTTTTATAGGAGGGAAATATGGAAAGATTAACAGAATACCACGGCGGAATAGCCGTGATAAGAGATAAAAACAGACATAAAGAAGCCATGGAGGTATTGGCTAAATACGAAGAGACCGGATTAACTCCGGAACAGGTGCAAGAGTTGAAGGAAAAGAATATACCAAAGAAACCTATTAAACATGGAATGAAGTTTGCTCCGATATACGAATGTCCAGTATGTGGGAATATAGATGTTTATGGACAATTATTCTGTGATGAGTGCGGACAGAGATTAGATTGGAGTGAGTAATATGCAGACAGTAGTTAGAACAGCACCAACACGGAGTGGATATTGGGATTCTCCGGAACGGTATAGAGATTTAAAGGAATTATTGCATAATGGTTGGAAAGTAGTTGAGTGTAATCACATAGGCAGCGATTTAGAGTACATTTTGGAAAAGGAAGATGAAAATGAGTAGAGAAATGCTTTTTAAAGCAAAGCGGTTGGATAACGGCGAATGGGTGGAAGGTAGTTTGATATCGACAGAAGATAACTCAGGTTTTATTCTTCGAAGCAAAACGAAAGCGTTTATTCCAAAAGGGACTAATACGTTTTGTTCGACAGAGTGTTATGAAATCGACCCCGACACCCTCTGCCAGTTCACAGGACTTACTGACAAGAATGGTGAGAAGATTTGGGAGAATGATATCTGCGATAGAAAAGAAAAATATCCTGAAATCGTCACATACAATAAAGGAGATTGGCAGTTAGATTATAGTTATGTATTTGGAAAAGAGATGCACACAGACGCTTGCAATCTTGGTTTTTATGTATGTGAAAGGGACTGTGTTGAAGTAATCGGAAACATTTTTGATAATGTAGATTTGTTGGAGGCGAAGCAATGAACGTACTAGAGAAGATTTTGGAAGAGATAGAGAATGAATCAAAGTTGGCGCACGAAAAAATGAGAAGGTGTGCAAGTGAAAATCCATTACAGTTTGATGAAGCGAAAGGATATGCAAGAGGAGTTGAATATGTAGCAGAAATCATCCGTTCACACATGGACGAGTTAGGTTGTGATGAAAGACTTGTTAAGAAATTTGTAACTAACAGAGAAGTAATAAGGGATTTTAATGATAAACCTATTTACATAAAAGGTTGTTGTCCTAAATGTGGATACGAATTGAAAGCTTGTGAAACGGATTATTGTAAAGTGTGTGGACAGGCATTGAATTGGGATAATCCAAAAGGAGGGCTGTAGTGTGAATATATTGGAACAGATTTTAGAAAAGATAGAGCATGAAGCCATGACGAACAAAGAAATCGGCAGAAAGCAATGCGAAGGTATGGCTAGAGCAATGAATATTATCCGTTCATACATGGATGATTCTTTGAACGATGAAAAATGCACTGGAAATAATCATACATTTGTCGTTAAGAATATGACAGCAGAACAATTTAAAGAGCTTACAAAAAACCAAAATAGTTTTCAAAAAGCAATGGATCGAGTTAATAGAAACAAAGGCTGCATGGCATATGAGGTTAACTCTAATGCAATGGAAGATGCGAAACCTATTTCAAGAGAATTTATAGATGAATGTGCGGAAGCGGCAAGAAAATACAGAAAGGATACAGAAGATAATAAGTGTTCTGATTGCAGTAGACGAAAGTGGTATCAGATTGGATATCGAGACGGAGAGAATATTAATATAGAAAAGATAAAAGAGATTAATAAAGAAATGGAAGATTATCTTTTTGAAAAATATTGTGTCGAAGGGTTTGATGAAGCGTTAGATAGAATTTTTAAGAAGTATTTAGATTTATCAAAGGATGCAAATGATAAAACAAATGAAAATTGCATGGATGATGAATTAAAAAATAAAAGATATGAAGGAAGCAGATGGTTTTGTTTCGATATCTGACCTTGTAGATAGATTTGTAGATGTAGATGAATATTATCATCACGAACCGTGGAATCTCAGACAAATTATTGCAAATATTGATATTTTGATTCCTGTAAAAAAGGAAGATTTAATTGGTGATAATTGGATTCCAGCAGATGAGAGATTGCCGAAAAAGCCTGTATTTGGTGAGGATTCTTATATTGTGCAACATAAATGTACAATTACACCATACTCAGCTTACTGGGATGGAGAAAACTGGACTGAAGACTACAGCGATGTACCAATAAGAGGTATTATTGCATGGCAGCCACTTCCAAAACAGTACAAGCCTAAGAAAGCCACAGCAGCAGGTATGGAACATATCATGAGTAGATTTATGAAAACGGAGTAAAGGAAAGATGGATCAAAAAACATTTGAATTTATGAAAAAAGTATATGAAGCAGCAGAAAATATAAAATGGGGAGAATCATCTGCAATCGATTGTCCTAATTGTAAAGGAATTCTACACGTTGGAAGAAGTGAAATAAATGGACATATATGGGCTAAGTGCGAGAAGTGCAATTATTTTCTAATGCAGTAAAGGAGAAAAAATATGAAATACAAAATAATTTTATCGGCAGCAGTAATGTTAGCAGGTTAAGTGTACTGGAATACTTGAGAAAGAAGGCGGTCAAATGATATACAGACGTGGAAGACACGCAATCAAAGCAGATCATATTAAAAAGTTAGATTCGTTGGAAAAGACGCGAAGCAAAGTTGCAGAAGAGGCTTTTCGGCACAAGGCATATGAGAGTATTTCTGTCTTGGAGTACTTAAAGAGATTAAGAAAAAATAACTGCTAATAAATGAATAGCAAGGGCTGGCATATCTTATGGTATGCCGGTTCTTTTTGTGTTATGATAAGATAAAAATGAGGAGATTTGTTATGGAGAATACTAAAGAAAACAACATATTAGTTATAGGAAATGGATTTGATTTGTATCATGAATTAAAAACGAAGTACATTGATTTTGTGAAATTTACGAAGAAAGACCTTGAATTGTCGAGAACTCCGTTCATAAAGTGTTTTCAAATGATGGCAGATGCAAATGATGGGTGGATTGATTGTGAGGATACAATACATGGTATTATTAAGTTATTTGATAAAATTTTAAATGAAATATGTGATACGAAAAAGACATATTTTTCCACAAAGAAATTGTCAAAAGAAAGTATGGAAATCATAAAAGTGTTTGAGCATTATTTTATAAAAAGAGATACAATGTACTCTAGTATGCAAATAACTGCTGAATTTATTAATGGATTTAATGAATTTGATAAGAGAAAGTTTTTAGATAGTCTAAAAAGAGATCTTGACGATACAATACGTGCGTTATGGCATTACTTGAAATTTGACTTAGAACAAGCAGAAGAGATTAAATTATCAGAACAGATAAAGAATATTCAACCTTCATATGTTATAAATTTTAATTACACCAATACCGTATCCGAACTGTACAAGGTTGAAGAAGAAAATATTTTTTATATACACGGAAATTTGAAAGACGAATCAAAAAATATGGTGTTTGGAATTCCTGACGATAAAGAAGAGAATCTTGACTTTGTATACTTTAAGAAGTACTTTCAAAGGATACAAAAAAAGACAGGAGTCGTAGAACGGTCACGTTTTCATGCGAATGAATCTGAACGTATTCCTGTGAATTTGCACTTTTTTGGACATTCTTTAGGCCTTACCGATTCTGATGTGATTAGGGAAATAACTGAGATGTCGGATAAAATGACAATTTATTATTTAGATCAAAGTGATTATGAATCAAAAGTTATTAATCTTTTGCATATATTCGGTAAGAAAGATGGGGTTGAAAAAATTCAAAATGGGCTTATTGAGTTTGAACCAATTCAATGATAAGGTTGGAAAATAAATAGAGAAAGTTGCCATTTTAGAACAATTCTTAGGACTTGGAAAAAAGTTCGCTGAAAAAAAGATGTCACCCTATTTTATGGGGATAAAAAAGTAGGGCGTTGGAATAATTATTCATTCTAACGCCCTTTTTGATAATTTATACGGTTGTTGTTGGCTACTGATCCTACTTTTCGGGAAGTATGTAAATCGGAGTTTTTCTATTTTGACCGATTAATTTACCTTGCCTCAAGATGATTCGTTGCACTTTATTAAATTGCTGTACTGTTCTTATTGGTTCGTAATTGCCTTTATAAAGTTCTCCAAGAAATAAATTGTAACCAGCATACTGTGGTCTTGTTAGTATAATATTTATTGCTGCAGGAGATGGGATTCTTCCACGTTTTCCGCGGTAACCCGCATTTTTGGCTAGCTCTGTGACTTCCAAGATGCACTTGTATTTTAAATAATTGTCGTGCACAAAATTGACATATTCCGCTTCGGCAGGATTGATTTTAAAAGAATCCGGTCCATCTAAATCGTATCCCAAAATCTCACTACAGGTTCTTTTCCCTTGCCGCGCACGCTCTAAAAGAGCCATGCTGATGTTTTCGCTAATAACTTCTCGCTCGAACTGAGCGACGGTTCCGAGCATAGATCTGACCATTCTGCCGGCAGGTGTTCCGCTATCAAACGCCTCGGAATAGCTAACAAGAGACACCCCGATTTTATCTAAAAAGTCGCACGTAACGGCTATATCTGCAAGATTGCGAGAAAAGCGGGTGAGTTTCCAAATGAGAATAATGTCAAATTTCATTTCTTTTGCATCTTCTAACATGGAAAGCATGCCGGGGCGGTGTGAAATATCTTTTGCGCTAATTCCTTCGTCGGTATATATATTATAAATTACATATTTTCGTGCTTCGCAATATTCCACCAATAACCGACGTTGGGCGTCGAGGGAATACCCCTCCAACGCCTGTTCGGTTGTGCTTACTCTTGTGTAGATTGCGACAACTAACTTGTTTTTCAATTTTGTTTACCTCCATTTTAGAGTGTACATAAATTTCGATAGCTTTTAGCTGCGTTCTCTTTAGTTAGGATTAGAGCCAGAAACCCCAGTTCTAATTCTCGTATTATTGTGCCCAAATTTCTGTGATTTTTGATATAAGTCGCAGAAGCATTTTCATCTTCAGAATGTTCAGCGATAACCTCAAACTCGATTGTTGCATATTGCTCGACATTTACTAACTCGCTGTCATCTGTTGCTTTATTTGTGTAAAGAATCGTGCCACTTTCAACAATCTCATCAAAATCAAGTCCGCTGTTGAATTCAGTATAGAATCCAAGACGCATCATTTCGTTGTCGAGTTCAACAAAGTTTCATTCTTTTTCAGTCAGTTCCTGTGCTACCTGTGCGACTTTCTTTTTAAAATTGTCATATTCTGCACTTTCCTGAAGTTCATCTAGAACAATCGAAAATTCGGATTTTAAAATATTTTCAAATTCCGGATCTAGTTCTACATATCTGTGGAGAAATTCATCATGTTCGCAAGGTGCTAACTCATTGTGAACTTGTTCACGCTTCTCATCGTTCATTAATACTGCGATTGCTTCCATAATTTCGTTTGTAAGTTTTTTCATACTTTTCACCATTTCGACACTGTGTTATAATAGTGTCGCCTTTCTTTTTTGATTGGTGGCGGCTCCGTGTGCTTTGGTCGGCTTGGAGTCGCCTTTATATGTTTCTGTCCTCTGCCTTTCTCATAGCGACTTGGAACGCTCAACGGTGGCATTACAGTGCCGGAACGTGTCCGGCTTATGAATATTTTTTTAAAAGATAATTTATTGCTTTTATTTCCTCTCTTGTATCTTCTGGAGAACACGGCAAGGTTTCTTTTAAATATTCCAGTTCTTTAATTGTTTCTTCATCTGTCAACTCTCTGTTAAAATCATCAAACCTTGCCATCATGCGACTTTCTAAAACTCCATTTCTAATATCTCTTGCACGATTAAATAAAGTTTTCATGCCTTACTTCCTTTCTCCCCGTAGCCGATAGGTCAGCGTTTGTTTTTATAAACCTAAACCATAATCAAATTCTTTTGTTGTCAACAAACTACTGCAATCCAAACGTGCTTCCACATCATCTTCTTCTAAGATTTCTCTTAAATTTACGATATCTTCAATTGTGTCAGCTTCTTCGATAGCCTTAATCATTTCTGTTTCTAAAATTTCTCCATATTTGTTTCTTTTCATGTTTATATCTTCTCTCATTTTCATTTCCTCGCTTTCGTTTGGCTTACCTCATCAGTTGGAAGGTTGCCACCCTGTCCAAGACGCCCGCAGGCGTTTCGGCTTAGTTGTAAATATATTCAACTCTCCTTACTCTGTCATGATTGATTTCGTTAGAAAAGTGTTTTGCCGCCCGGTCAACCCCTTTGCTGTCCTCGAAATCCTCATAGAAATAATATCTTGTATCTCCGTTCCAGAGCGTCACTTTTACGCCTACGCCGGCAATGTCTTTTCTATTTAATTTTGCTTGCATTTCCTGTCTTGTCATTTTCATTTCCTCCGTTTGAGTTGTTTCTGTGTTCCTTTGTTATGATTATATGGTACACGATAATAGACTAAAAAGCAATTGATATAATACACAAAAATAGACGATTAAAAGCAGGCGTTTGTTGTGAAAATAGTACATAATAATAGACGTTGACAGTCGCGCAAAAAACTATTATCATATATATAAGGAAAGGCGGTGAAAATATGGCGAATTACGGAGAAAATGGTTATATAGATTTTTCAAAATTGTGGGAAATCATGGATAAAAAGGAGCTTAATAAGCAATGGCTTAAGAATAATGGAATACATTCTAACACAGTTGCAAAGCTAACGAAAAATGAAAACGTGACGTGTGAAGTTATTTGCAATTTGTGTAAATTATTAAATTGCCAGCCTGGACAGATAATGGAATATAAAAATAAATAAAATACATGATAATAGACTGTTGACAAGTACACGATAATAGACTATAATATAATTGTAAGGAGGAAACGAATTACAATACCCCGAAAGGGAGAAAGGAGAACAAGATGAAAGACATGGGAATGACAGATAAACAGTTTAACGGCTTCATAAGATTTTTGATTGACGGGCTGGAAGAAGTCAAGGAAGAGTCAGACGCGGAAAAGAAAGATGAACGACTTCAGAAGATTCTCGACAATCTGCAAAGCACGTTAGAAGATTAAGGAGCATTAGACAAAAACAAAAGCCTCGGAGCAATCCGGGGCTTTAATGCGGCGTAATATGCTACTCCTATAGATTCTAAGCCCAGAGTATATAATATATATTAATTATATATGGCAGAGATTGATATATGAAAATTACATTCACTATTGACAAAATACAAGGTATAGTGTTAATGTAATAGCAGATAACAAAATATAAGCCGCAGGAGCGATGGCTCCCTTGACCGGCTAGAGATGTCGTGAAAAGCATCCGATGCGTTTAAAAGCGTGTTGGGTGCTTATTTTTTTTGAGAAAAGTGAGGTGTAAATATATGCAGAATATCGAGATACAAGAACTAAATACAACAGAGCAGAAAGTAGAAGTATATGCTAATGATATAGAAATATATCTAAATCAATACTGTGTAGAGCATGAGATTAAACACAAAGATTTATATACTATAGACCAAAGCAGATGGAACAGTGTATTGTTATATATCTATAAGCATGTGTTTAAACCTACACCAAATAATAAACCTAACAATAGATACAACGGTAAATCTAATATAGATTATAGTAATAAAGAGTTATTAGATAATGTATGTGATATATATATAAATCTGTGTTATGAATACAGTAAAGAAGTGTCTATTATGGGATTTAGTAAATTAACTGGAATACATAAAGATACATTATATACATGGCTAAATGATGGAGATGCCGGGCTTGGTTCGTCCGACCTAGCGCAAAAACTTAGCGAAGAGCGCGAGGAATCTTTAAGCGTCAGATTGGTATCAGGTAAAGGGAATCCAGTCGGTATACTAGGCATACTAAATCGTCATTATGGTTGGAATATGGGACAGCCAAGAGGACAAGAACAGAAACAGCAAGCACCGAATATTCCGCAAATGGAACAGAAGTACTTGCAAAATCAGGAGGATAAGCCACAACTTCCGCAGTTTCCAGCACTTGAATAAATGCACAATACTTTCTATTGTCAGATAATAATAAAGTATAGCACATTGATAAATATATCAAAACAATATATAGTGTGATACGAAATAGAACACTATATATAGCGGTACAACTATATAACAAATAGTAATTTGTCGTATAGATTAAAATTTAACAGACAAACAAAGAGAGAAGTGGAGCGGCTTATTTTAGTTCTTAGAAAGTGACGGGGGGGAGGGGTCTATAGGAAAGGCACACCCGGTACATAGTGAGTACCCCAAGGTAATAAAAAATAAAAAGCCCCTTTGCCGAAGTAATAATGCAGTAAAAGTAATTGGAGGTATACGATGAAATTAATCAGGGAGAGATTTACATTTGGTTTGCTTAGTTATAAAACAAAAAGAATGTATCTTTTACAATTTTCGCTTAAAGAACCGTGGCTATTACCGAAGTGTGATAAGCATTATGGAGAAGAGAAGAATATTGTTTTATATGGTTGGTTGTTCATTTACTTTGGATACACAGATTTGAAAGGAAGATAATTATGACAGAAGAGCATCTTGAGAAGATTATAAAGACTTCAGAAGAAATCAAGCGTTATAAAGAATTCTTAAAGTCATTTAATAGGCCTTATAGGAATGAAGTTGTTGCACATGATTGGAATGGTGACAGAAACTCTTGTAAGTACTTGTTATTAGAAGATGAGCCTGAGTTGGAAAATCTAATTCGAGACTATGTAACAAGAAAGATTGAAGTGCTTGAAAAGGAATTTGCAGAGTTATAGGAGTGGAGAGTTATTATGAAAAAGTGTTGTGGCACATGTCGATATGGACATTATGACAAAATGCAAGGTTATGTATGTGTAAATGATGAAAGCGAATTTGTAGCGGATTTCGTTGAACATGATCATATCTGCGAAGAGTGGGAGGATAAAGAAAATGTGGAGAGTGATTAAGAGGATTTTCTGTAAGCATAAGCACTTAGTACATTTAAGAACGGACCTCGTAAAGCAATCCGATGGCTCCTGGATAACGAAGCATGTTTGGAAATGTAAGGATTGCGGAAAGGAACTTTAATTATGGCAAGTTTGTCAAGAATGGCTACGAAGTGCAGAAACTGTCCGTTTGTTTCAAAATGTGAAAAGAAAAGAATGGAAGCCGCGGCATACATAGAACCAAATTTAATGATGCCTGCTACAATACCAAGTGTTGCAGAAATGGTTTCACCAATGGCAGTTAAACATGATTATCGTAATGTCAAAGTTGATGAAAATACAACGATTACAATTGACTTGGAAGAAATGAAACGACAAATGACGAAAGACTTTTACAGAAAGGCAGGAATTGGGTTTTGCCCGGGAGCGTGATAATATGGACAATTTGAGGAGTGCTTGCCAAGTGGTAAGTGAAGAATTGAAAAAGCATGAAGATTTCTACAATGCGTTTGTTGCGAGCGTTAGTTCCGTACTGAAAGATGGCATAACATGGTCACCTGATGATTTGCTTGATAAAAAAGCAGAAGAAATTGTAAATAGGATTTGTGGGGAGGGATAATCATGTATTTAGCATTTCAGGAAGAACAGGCAGAAAAGATTCGAAAGTGTGGTTTATCTGTAATTGAATTTAAAAATTGCATTAGGAAGGGAATTTGCGCGTTAGAACTCATCGCTATGAAAGCAATAAGTATTTTCACGGAAGCTTTAACTACTCTGGCCATAAAAATACGTGAGATTGTGGATGATTTAAAATTCCACATTGAAGATTCTCTTGTGAAATGTGGATACCCACCATCTAAAAGATACAAGTTTGTGAGACTTATGGATAGTTGGGGACTTAACAAATATGAGGTTTGGAGAAAAACACGTCATACATGGCTCGCAAGAAGTGATTGTTAGGAGGAACAGATATGGAAAAACGTAAAAAAGAAATGATTAAAATAATTTTTGCAATTATAGTCTTAGTTGTTGGAATTGCGATGGCATTATATTTTGGGGTATGGGTAATGTTTATTAAAGCAATACTAACAGCGTGTGCTGCATTTGATGCAGGGGTTCTCACCGCAACAATTGTAGGCTGGACAATCATTAAGTGCCTGTTTGCGACAACGATTGCAGGTTTGATTTTAAAAGCAACAGGTGAAATTGTGAAAGCATTATGCAAATAATTAATGTGTGGTGCGGAATAGGTAAGTGTAGAGATGTGGGGTGCAAATCCTCACCCGTACAATCGAACGTAAGCCGATATGGTGTTGCTACCGGGTGGCCGTAATTAGTAGACGTACTATCCATATTGCAGTTCTAATATTCAAATGGAACTTGTGCAGAAACCAATTCATGAAAAGGTAAACAGAAACTAGATTTCATTTGAGATTAAAACGTTTGCAAACGTGGAGAAATCCCGTCGGTCTTTGCTTGTGAATGCGATGACGTAAAATAAAAACAAGATAGTGCCAAGCATGGCACGATAAATATGAATGCAAGCCAGCAGGTCTGGCTTAACGGGGAATAATTCAGTGTTAGAGAGATACGCCTTATAAGCGGACTGTCGTGAGTTCGATTCTCACTTCCCCGATTTTATGCTGTGTTCCCATAATGGTATTGGAGCAAATTGCTAATTTGTCGGTCGAATATTCGATTTGCAGGTTCGAGTCCTGCACACAGCGTTTTGAACTTTGAGAATTGAATATTGATGGTTGGAGTGGTATAATTTTTTTATCACTATTTAATGGAGGTTTATCATGTACGAAGTTGTAATTAACAAGAATGAAAAAATGCAAGTGGTTGTCGTTTCAGAGGATTTTGCAGAAATCAAAACGCTGGGAGGGAAGTATTTCGAAAAAGACCACGGAACAACAAATTTATCATATATAGGTGTGTGCAACTTGATAGATATTCTTGAAAAAGTTAAAAAAGATATGGAAGAAAATAGGACGGATTTCTTTTAATATTTCCAACCATCAATATTCGGTGGTTGGTTTTTTTATGCAAGAAAGTGGTGATGAAATGTTTGGAATATTTAAAAATAAGAAAAGCAATTTGATTGATAGAGAAATAACTCAAGAAGAGATAAGAGAAAAGTTTCCGGTCAGAAAAATAATTAATGGGAAGTTATATGATACTTCAAAGGCGAAAAGAGTTTATCTTAGTGTTCGTTATAGTATAGTAATAGGTAGAGATATAAGAAGAGAATATTATGTGACGGACAAAGGCAACTATTTTTCAGTTGTGGACGGAAATATTTCCCTCGAAAGCGAAGAAAGAATTAAGGAAGTATTATCTGCTTGTCCAGATATTTACCAGAAATATTTTGGAAAAGTCGAAGAAGCATAGTATGAGGAATGATAGTCATGCAAGGAACGATAAAAAATGAATGGTATCATTGTCCGCATGGGCATAAGACACCACAGAAAATAGAAAAAGGTACCAATGTGGAGAATATGCCGATATGGTGCAAACATTGTAAAAAAGCGTATTATCCCAAGATTGTAAATGGAGAAATTGAAAAGTAAGAGCCAGAACCAAAGAGTCAGAGCCGATGATTTGTAGATAATGCTACAGATTGTCGGCTTATTTTTGTTTAAGGAGAGAAGATAATTGATTTCGGGAAGAAATAGGAGAATCATAAATGCAATACAAAAACTGAATCCAGAATATGAAACGCTGAATGACCTTTTTGGAATGGCGAGGGCTGTTTTTGAAGAGGACGATATGGAACTTTCATATGCTTTGAAGTTGACAAAGTATGTGAAAGATATGATCCCCTATCTGCCGTCATCTAATTCTTTGAATGAATTATACTGGAATATTCTTTTGTGGGAAGCACCGTTTCTTTTTGAAAGTTTTTTGCTTTATATGGAGAAAAATCGTTCTCCCAAAAGGAAATTTTATGAACCAAGAGCAAAGACTTTAAAGATTGTAGTAGATGATTTACAGGACTTAGAGGAAGGAGTAATTGAGTTTTACGGATTATCAATGCCGCCTCGTGTTGGGAAGTCGACAATTTGTATTTTCTTTTTATCGTGGATAGCAGGAAGAAATCCTAATTTGCATAATGCAATGGGCGGGCATTCTGGAATATTAGCAAAAGGATTTTATAAAGAGTTTTTGAATCTGGTTACATCGCCTGAGTATACATACAATGAAATTTTCCCAGATGTAATTTTGGAGAGTAAGTCTGCTGAAGAATTTACTATTAACCTGAATGATGCGGATAGATTTGCAACACTTACTTGTCGAGGAATTGATGGTACATGGACTGGTGCGGTAGATATTTCTACTGGTGGGTATTTATATGTTGATGACCTTATCCGCGACCGTACAGAGTCATTAAGTCCTATTCGATTGGAAAATAGATACCAAGATTATTTGAACGTCATGGTTGACCGTAAAAATGACGGAGCAAAAGAGTTGATGGTAGGAACGCGTTGGAATGTTTTAGACCCACTTGGAAAAAATGAGGAAGCGTTCAAAGACAATCCAAAGGCTAGATTTAGGAAAATTCCTGCATTAAATGATAAAGATGAATCCAATTTCGATTATGATTATGGGCTTGGTTTTTCAACCGAATACTATAAGAGTTTAAGAGATAGGCTTGATAAAAATGAGTGGATGGCAAAGTATATGCAACGACCGTTTGTCAGAGAGGGATTATTGTTTCCTGAAGATGAACTTAATTTCTTTAATGGAGTATTGCCAGACGGAGAATGCTTGAAAGCAGCAGCTTGTGACGTTGCGTGGGGCGGAGGAGATAGTTTATCAATGCCATTTGGAAGCGTATTCGGGGATAGAACTGACGGTCCTATATATATTACTGATTGGATTTTCAATAAAGGCGATAAGTATGTGACAAAACCTTTAGTGGTGGCGAAAACATTGCAGCATAAACCCAATATGGCACGGTTTGAAGCAAATAATGGCGGTGATGAATATGCAGAAGATATTGACCGTCAACTGAAATCGCAGGGATACAAAACTAATATTACATGGGCGAAAGCAAGTAATCAAATTGGAAAAATGGCGAAGATTATTCAGTATGCACCTGATATAAAAAGGCGTTTCTATTTCTTGAAACCTGAATTGCAAAGTGAGGAGTACAGAGAAGCAATGGCAGAATTATGTATGTATGTTCAGTTGGGAAAAAATGAACATGATGATAGCCCTGATGGTCTTGTTCAACTATTGCAGTTAATATCAGGAGAAGTGTATGCAAAGTGCGAGGCGATGAAACGACCTTTTTAGAGGAGGAGATAAATTTGAATAAGAGAAAATTAAAGTTAGATGATTATGGTATTAGCGGTAAACGTTTTAAGGAATTGAGTGGTTTTTGTGAGCAGTATCCTGATTGGAAAAAAGAGTTGGCGTATCTTACTGATGCAGTGAAAAGTCCGCAAGCAGACAGTATAGGTACTTTTGGAGGTGATACATCTGATACTACAGCAAATCTTGCAATTCGCAGACAAAGTTTATCAGAAAAATGTAAATTGATAGAAAATACGGCAATACAGGCAAGTGAAGAATTGGCTGAATATATTATAAAAAATGTGTGTTTTGAACTTCCTTTAAGATATTTGATTTGTGTTGAGGGAATGCCTTGTAGTGAAAGGGCGTTTTACGATAAGCGGCGTTACTTCTTTTACTTGCTAGATAAAAACAAGTAAATGTGACCGCTCAAGGGACGTACTTTCGTGATATTATGCTAATATAGAAAAAAGTAAAATAGAAAGCCTTGCATAGTTTAATGCTGTGCAGGGCTTTCTTTATGTGGAAAGTTGGTGAAAATCGTGGCAAGTATATGGCATGAAAATAGAAAACAATTTCATAAAGTGTGTAGAGGTCATTATGGCAGAAAAGTAATCTATACGAATCAAAAAGAAATAAACTACGGAAACGTCTTAAGTGTTATGGATAAAGCAATTACTATTCATAATCAAAACAGGCGAGAAATTGATTATTTGTATCATTATGTTGGTGGTGATCAACCGATTTTGTATCGTACAAAAGATGTTCGGCCAGAGATTAAAAATGATGTTGTTGAAAACCATGCCTTAGAAATTGTGCGATTTATGACAGCACAAACTTATGGAGAGCCTATACAGTATGTGAGTATGAAAGGCAGAGAGTGTGTATCGGTAATTGTTGATAAAATTAATGATTATATGAGAGCGATTGATAAGGCTTTTTACGATGTTCAAATTGGTGATTGGCAAAGTACTTGCGGAACTGCTTATCGCGAAACATGGAGTAAAACTCGAGATGAAATTGATGAGGGCGAACCAGCGATGGGGATTGACTGTGCAGACCCACGTGATAATTTTATTGTGTATTCATCACAACATGGACATAAATCATTGGCTTCATTTTCACGTTGCTATGATGAAAAAGACGAAGAGTATTGGTTGTGTACAACACCGAAAAGAGTATTTAAAATCAAAAATGGAAAGATTGAGAGCAATACATATAATGGACACGGAAGAATTCTTTTAGTCGAATATCCGAATAATATTCGGCGTCTGTCCGATGTGGAAATTGTAATTACGATGCTTGATGCGATTAATAAGATACAATCGAACCGTATTGATGGGATAGAGCAGTTTGTACAGGCATTTATAAAATTTGTAAACTGTGAAATTGATGAAACTACTTTTTTGAAGATGTGCAAAATTGGTGCTTTGAAAGTCAAAACTGTAAACGCCTCTATGCCAGCAGACGTTGGAATGGTGTCATCACAGTTAGACCAAGAACAAACTCAGGTGTCAAAAGATGACCTATATAAGAACGTGCTTGTTATAGAGGGCATGCCAAGCAGGGAACAAAACACTGGCGGTGATACTGGACAAGCAGTATATCTCCGTAATGGTTGGGACTTTGCAGAACAGAGAGCAAAGATTGATGAACCGGTTACAATTAAGGCGGAAAAGGAGTTTTTGAGAATTGCCCTTAATATTTTAAAGGCAAAGCAACAGATACCAGATAATATCACAGTTGCTGATATTGATGTAAAAATCACTCGAAATAATACGGACAATATGCTTGTAAAGGCACAGGCATTAATCTATTTATTAGAAAAGGGTATTCATCCTAAAATCGCGATACGTACAGTTTCCTTGTGGAGTGACCCTGAAAAAGTTTATCTCGAAAGTAAGCCGTATCTTGATGTCTTATATAAAACTGCGGAGGAGATGCAGTCAAAGGACGTAACGAAAGGCGGTGTGATTGATGAGTAAAACTTCGACAAAAACAAGAAAACAGAGGAGTAGGGATGACCCTAAAGAAAATCAAAAAAAGAGAAAACCCATTTATTTAAAAGACAGGAGAACGTCAAGCGGTGTTATGTTTGGTGTTTAACTGTCTTTATTTATTTTGCAAGTCTGAGCGTAAGAGGACAGGAACTGGGCGGAGCGAACCGTGTTAAAAAAGTGTAGGTTCTGAAAGAAAGGAAGAGTTGAAATGACAAGAGAAGATATTAAAAAGCAGTTTCCGGATGCCACAGAAGAGCAGATTGATGCTTTGATGGATATTCATGGAACAGATATGACAAATGCAAAGAAAAATAATGTTGACCCTAAGGTTTTGAAGAAACTTCAGGAAGATTCGGCTGCTTATGCGAAACTTCAAGAAGCCGGATTGACTGATGAAGAAAAAATTCAGAAAGCATTGCAGGATGCGAAAGACTCTAAGATTGAGTTTGCGAAGAAATCGAATCGTCTTGATGCAGAAAAAATTCTTGTTGGCGCAGGGTTGACAGAAGAAGATTATAAAGATTTGATTGACGGTATTGTGACGGATGATGCTGAGGTAACAAAAACCATGGCTACAAATCTTGCAAGTTTAATCAGTAAACAGAAAGATGCTGCTATTCAAAAGACAAAAGAAGAATTGATGGACGGAACGCATACTCCCGGCGGCACTGGTGGCAGTGGAGATGATGATGAAACGGATGCGGAAAAGGTGGCAAAAGAAATTGCCGGTAGTCAAAAAGAATCTATTAAGGTAACAGAAAATATTTTGAATAGTTATTTGTAGGAGGTAAATCGCTATGAAAATGGAGTCGAAATCAATTAGTTCTCAGTTAGAGATTTTAAAGAGAAAATTAGGTGGTGAATTATTCGAACCAATTACTTTAAAAGCAGGTGCTTTTAAGAATGGTGTGTGCAAGGCAGGAAATCCAATTAAGGCAGACGGAACAGTTGACAATACTGGGACGAGTGCTGCTATTGGGATTTTGCTAAAGGATGTTTATGAGGAAAATCCAAATGGTACTATTGTTAGAGCATTTGCGTGTTTGAACGAGAAGAACTGTAATACGAATGCAGGAATTACTCTTGATGCTTCAGTAAAAAAGGCGTTGCCATTAATTGTGTTTGAATAGAAAAAATAAGAAGGAAGGTAAAATATATGAATATTAGAGATGCGTTTAATGCAAATACGATTGCAATTAATAGAAAAGAAGTTGCAAGTAACAAAATTCAGTATCTTGGAGCAGGTCTTTTCCCTGCGCAAAAGAAAATGGGATTAGATTTACAGTGGATTAAAACACACAAAGGATTACCTGTTTCATTGGCGCCAAGCACTTTTGATTCTAAATCTACAATTAGAAGTCGTTCAGGGTTGAAAATGGAAAAAACGCAAATGGCATTTTTCCGCGAATCAATGCTTATATCAGAGCATGACGAACAGGAAATGATGAGGGTAGAAGATGCAAAAGACCCATATGCACAGGATGTTTTAAGACATATCTATGATGATGTGAATACTCTTATAGACGCTGCTGATGTAGTGCCAGAAAGAATGAGAATGCAATTATTGGCACCAGTGGACGGGAAACCGAAAATTTCCATTCAGGCTGACGGAGTGACCTATGAATATAATTATGATCCAGACGATACATATTCAACGAATAATTTCAAAGATGTTTCGGGTAGTGCAGGTAAATGGGACGATGTAGATAAATCAGACCCAATTAAAGATGTAATGGAGGCACAGGACGCCTGTGAGGCATATTCAGGTACTCGCCCTTCAATTATGTTAGTTTCTAAAAAGACGATGAATCTTTTGAAGCAGAATAAGAAAATTCAAAGTTATATTCTTTCGCAGAATACAACGGCAAATGTCATCATTACGGATGCGAGAGTAAAAGAGATTTTTGATTCTGAATTAGGAATTAAAATTGTTGTATATGCTAAACAGTTCAAAAAAGAAGATGGAACAGCAGTCAAATTTTATCCAGATGGTTTGGCAACACTTTTGCCAAATGGTTCATTAGGAAGTACATGGTACGGAACTACACCAGAAGAAAGAAGTCTGCTTGGTTCAGATGAAGCGGATGTACGTATCCTCAATACAGGTGTGGCGGTTGCCGTTACAACAACCAGTGACCCTGTGAATACAAAAACTACCGTTTCAGAAATTGTATTACCGTCTTATGAAAGAATGGATGAAACCTATGTAATTAAAGCCTATGTGGGGGAGTAATCTCCCCCGCAGATAATGCCTTAGTTGGCGAGGGAAAAATTGATGAGGCAAAAATTGGAAAAGAAAAATAGGAGGTAAAAACATGGCATATGAACCAACAACATGGAATGACGGAGATATAATCACAGCAGAAAAAATGAATAAACTTGAGCAGGCTGTACAGAATGAGCAGATCGGACCGCAAGGACCACGAGGTCCGGCAGGTGCAAAAGGAGACCCGGGAGCAGCCGGGGCGAAGGGAGAAAAAGGAGAAAAGGGGGATCCGGGGGCACAGGGACCTGCGGGACCAAGCTACACTCTTCCGTCAGCAACAAAAACCGCTCTTGGTGGAGTAAAACAAGCTACTCGTGTGAACGAAGCCGCTGGAGAAAATGTAACAAAAGCAGAATTCAAAGCTCTTTTGGATGCACTCAAAGCCGCTGGTATTATGGCGAATACTTAAGAGGTAATAGTTATGTGGAGTTGTGAAATAGCAAAAGAAGTACGCCAAGATTTAATAATTGAGTTAGGAATTAGTAAAGGAAATGACCATGTGCTTCTTGAAGCGAAGGTAAAAAATGCAGTTCATGAAGTTAGAAATCGCAGAAATTATCCGTCTCATTTTTCGGAAGATGATATTCAGAAAGATTTGAGTGAATTTTATTCGAATATCCATGATTTAGCACTTTATGACTATAATCAAATTGGAGCAGAGGGGCAGATAAGCCATTCTGATAATGGAACATCAAGAACATGGAAAGACAGAGAAGAATGTCTGAAAGGAGTGTTCGCATGGGCAGGATTTTAAAGAAAGGTTATGGTGATCCAAGTATCTCCTAGCGATTAGGTTAAGTCGTAACCGTATGGAAATGAATACGGTTAAAGAAGATTGTGCGCAATCATTTTCGCGAGTTCACGGAAATGATTGCAGAGGATGCTTGTTATGTCGGTGGTGGGAGGAGCATGATATGAGAAACTTAAGGAAAAATCAAAGAGATATGTGGTACGCTTTATATGACAAGAAGATTCCGATATTAGATGAAAACGGAGACGAGACTGGAGACTATAAAATGGGTTATGGTCCACCAGTCTTTTTTCAGGCAAGTTTATCAGCAGGAAAAGGGTCGGTGCGAGCGAATGTTTTTGGGGTAGATGTAGATTATACACGAACCATATCTACTACAGATATGGATTTACCGATTACAGAAACTTCTCTTATATGGTATAAAACAAAACCAGTGCTTTTAGAAGATGGAACTGCTGACCCTAATTCAGCAGATTATGAAGTGGCAGCGCCACCAGCAGATAGTTTGAATGTACTTGTAATTGCATTAAGGGAGAGGCTTAAAAATGGCTAAAAAATTTACAACCGGATTGTCTGCTAAAGGTTTTCGTAAGATTGCAAAGCAGATACATGAATACAGGGAAGATTTGTATGATAAGTGCGAAGAGTTCGCTTATCGCATGGCGGAAGAGGGTGTTGGTATTGCCCGGTTAAAAATTCTATCATTTGATGCAGTTATGACAGGAGAACTGATAAGTAGTATGAATTTAGAGGCTGGTGATATTATTTCAAACGGTGCATCTTATTATATCTATACTGATTGTGAATGGGCTGCATTCGTAGAATTTGGAACGGGTATGGTTGGTAAAAGCAATCCGCACCCAGATACGAGTCTTGCCAATTGGAAGTATGATACGAATGAACATGGAGAAAAAGGTTGGTTTTATTTTCACAACGGTGAGTGGCATTGGACAAAAGGTATGCCGTCAAGACCGTTCATGTATGAAACAGCACAGAAATTGAAAGATATGAGTACTATATTAGATATTGCTAGGGAGGTGTTTGGCGATGATTGATGTATCAAATAGAGTCCGTACAAATGTAAAAGCGTATATTTCTGATATATGTAAAAATGTACAGAACGATAATAGAACACCGACAAGCCTTCCGGCAGTAAGTGTAAAGCAGATTGACAACCCAGATGTTGCAGTAGATTTGGAAAATTCCGAAAATGCTGTTCGTTCTGTAATAGAAATTCAAGCATTTTCAAATAAGAATCTTACAGAAGCAACGAAGATTATTCATAAAGCATGTGATGCAATGCGAATTATGGGATACGAAAGAAACTACGGACCTACAGAGATTAAAAATGCATCAGATACAAATATCTATCGAATGATAGCAAGATTCAAAAGAATTGTATCATCTGTAGGTGAAATAGAGAAATTTGAAATTAAGAGTTTGTAAAGCACAACCTCGATTAGTTACGGGGAGAAAGGAGCAAAAATGAAAGCAGAATCAGCGAAAACAGCAGTGGGAAAAGCAGCAGCGACTGCGAAAGCACATAGTACGATTGGTACAATATTAAAAATGGGAACGACATCTAGTTCATTAAATAAGGTTTGTCCTATTAAATCGTTTCCTCAACTTGGCGGAGAACCAGAGCAAATTGAGGTAACCGATATGGAAGATGAGTCACAGACATTTGTTCCTGGTGTAAAATCACAGGAGTCTATGGCATTCACTGCCAATTATACGAAGGATACGTTTACTTCATTAAAAGAGTTGGAAGGGAAAGAACTTGTATTTGAATTAGGCTTTGGAAAAGATGGTTCGGTAGGCAAGTTTTCTTGGACAGGTCAGTTGATTGTTTTCGTGAACGAGGGAGAAGTAAATGGTGGAATTGAAATGACAATTTCGGTAACTCCTTCATCTGATATTAAAAATCAAGATGCAGCGACAGCGTTCCCGGGGGAGTAATCTCCCCCGCAGATAATGCCTTAGTTGGCGAGGGAAAAATTGGTGCGGCAAAAATTACATAGAAATGATATAAATGCAGAAATCAGAACATCTATCAGAAAGGTAGGTGTTCTTTTTATGTAGAAATTTAAAGGAGAATGGCCCAATGAAAGTAAAAATTAATAACAAAAATTATGATGTACCTGAATTGACATTTAAACATTTTACGAAAATGGAAGAGCAGGGGTTTTCGATTGTCGATGCTTTTCAAAAAAAGCAAATGATGCTTATTGCAATGGGATTTACTTGTGCCGTTGCAGATGTTGACAGAGACGAAGCGGAAAACTTATTAGAGCAACACATACTTGGAGGAGGAAATCTCGGTAGTATCGTAGGTGCTTTTGTGGAGGCAAGTAATAAATCGGATTTTTTCAAGAAGATGCTCGGTGCGGAGGAGAAGAAAGCCGAGAAGAAGAAAGCAACAGTGACGGAAGAATAATAAAATTCCACAGTTTCACGCAGATAATCTATGATTACTGGTTGCCGTGTGCGATACGGTATGGAATTCCATATAAGGATTTTTGGGATTTAACACCTAAAATCATAAGGCTATATCAAAAAGATTATGAAGATAAGCAGAAAGATGAGTATAAGAAAATTGTTTATGAAGCGTGGAAAAACGGTTTCTATGTAATGAATGCTGTTTCAGTATTCTTTAATAATCGTAATAAATACCCTAAAAAACCAGTTGAGTGGGAAGAGCCTGAGAATGAAGTTGATGCTTCGGAAATAGATGCAATGAAATTTGGTGCATTTGCAATCGCGTTTAATCACGATAGAAGGGAAGGTGAAGAAAGTGTCGAACGAAATTGATAGATTGGAAATAGCGGTTGAAGCAGAGGCGAATAGAGCGAATCGTGCTTTGAGCGGAATGGAAAAAAGGCTGAATAAAATAGCGGATAGTCTTGAAAAGGTAGTTTCACTTTCATCATCTATTGACGATTTTGGGAAAATTAATTTTTCTCAATTTGATAAAGCGAAAGATGCGATTGATGAGGTACTTAATTCGGGAAAAAAATTAGGTAGGACAAATATTTCTCCTCAAATAAAAGATACAGGATTAAAAAAAGCAGAAAAATCTTTAGATGATTTATTTAGAAAATTTAAAGATGCAGGAAAAGATATTGATGTATCTGATATGAACTTATCTGATTTGCAAAAGAAAATGAAAAGTGCAGAGTTGACGAAACGTAGACTTGATGAACGCTTTGAAAAGAAAATGTCTATTGAGGGAACTGCAAGTCTTGGAAAATCATGGGACAATCTTGTGTATGACATTCAAAAGGCAAAGAATGAGGTAAAGGCTTATGGAGATGCAATAAATACAAGCAATAAAAAAGAAATAGAAAATTTTAATCCCCTAATTAATAGAGATACTTCTTCTGATACTTTTCCTAAATTTACGGAAGAAGATATTATAGAACGCGCGAGAAAAAAAGCGAGTGATATTTCATTTCCGGAAATTGAGTTTGAAGGAATGGCAGATATGCAAAAATCTGTAGAAACATTAGAAGAAAATTTCAATGAACTTCTGAAAGATACTATGAAAATAAATAATCAGATGGACTTTGACAATGCTATTGAAGAGTTAGCAGAATTATATAAATGGATTGGGGCGATACAATATAAACTTGAAAGTTTTCGTGGAACGAAAAATATGTTTAAAGGCGACCCAGAGGCATTAAAGTTTATGGAAGAGTATTCTAGTTTAATGCAACGCAATGCAAAAGGAAAACTTGAAGTACCTAAAGCAGATAGAGAGCAACTTTTAGATAAATATATTGGAAGAAAAGATAAAAACAGTAAAACAGTAAAGACAGATAATACATATGAGGCACGGATAAAAAGGCTCAAATCAGAACTTTCAGGTTTAGCGGAAACAGGACTTAAGCAAGGCGATACCAAGTATGACGAAGTTGCCAGAGAGTTGGCGAAAGTTGTAAACGAGAAAAAGAAATATGATAAAGCAATGAAACAATCTGTAGAAACAGATACAGGCTTGAAGAAAACAGAGGTAAGTCTAAAGGAAGTCAGAAATCATTTGAAATCTGTCGGAAAAGAACTTACTAATTTCGGAAAGAAAACCGTAAAGGCAATGGGTACTGCAATAAAGGGAGTAACAAAACTAAAAAGAGCCATTATAGGAACGCAACAACAGGCAAATAAGGGAATGTCATTCGGGAGAATGTTAGGTTCATCAGTGGCGTTCTCTTTTGTTTTTCAAGGAATTAGCATGATACAACAGGCAATCAAGGAAGGTTCGGATAATTTGGCTCAATACAGTACTGAGTACAATCATAGCATTTCTTCAATAGTATCCTCGTTGCTGTATTTGAAAAACGCATGGGCGGCAGCATTTGCTCCAATTACAAATGTAGTTGCACCGTATATACAGTCGTTTGTTGATATGCTTGCTTCAGGTTTGAATGCTGTTGGAAGATTTATGGCTGCATTAACTGGAAAAGGTTTCGCAGTGCAGGCAAAAAAAGTATGGAAAGACTATGGAGCAGGGCTGAAAGATACAGAAAAAGGACTTGGAGATGCAGCAAAAAAGGCAAAGGAATTTCAGTCATATACTCTTGGTATTGATGAATTAAACGTAATTGAGCCAAAAGACAGTTCTTCAGGCGGAAGTGGAGGAAATTCTTCCTCCGGTGGTGTTGCCGACTTATCTCCGTCAGATATGTTTGAAACGGTTAAGGTTGAGGGAGCGATTGCAAATTTTGCAAAGAGTTTAAGAGAGGCTTTTCTAAACGAAGATTGGGAAGGCTTGGGAGAAATTCTTGCAAGTGGAGTTAATAAAGGGTTGCAGAAACTTTATGATGCAATCAGTTGGGATAATGTAGGACCTCAAGTTACATATTTTTGCAATGCTTTTACGACAACGTTCAATAGTTTGATGAATAACATAGACTGGGATTTAATGGGGAGAACTGCCGGCACAGGAATTAATACGGTAGTAAACACATTGAACTTGCTAATTCAGGGAATAGATTGGAAAAACTTAGGTAGTTCATTTGCAACTGGACTTATGGGCATTGTTAATGAAGTGAACTGGGGAAATCTAGGCACACTTATCGGAAACTGGTTTATGGTTTCTTGGAATGTGTTTGGTGGTTTTGTTGCAAATTTGGATTATAAAAAGATAGGAAGTTCTATTGCCAAATGTCTGAACAGTGCATTAACTACTATTGACTTAGCAACGATTGCAAAAGCATTATCAGATTTAGCAGTTGGTTTAATCGGAACATTGAATACCGTTATAGATGAATTGGACTGGGGCATGGTAGGTCAACAAATCGTAAGTGCGATCGCCGCTATCGACTGGGGTGGACTGGCGGCAGGATTATTTGATGCAGGTTTATCTTTGATAAATGGATTGTTAAAAGCATTCGGAGAACTTCCGCTTCCTGTACAAGTCGCTGCTGGAGCGATTGGTTTATTCTTTGGTGCATTTAAAGTGACAGAGGCGGTATCAAGTCTTGTGGGATTTGGTAAAAGCATTGTTGGGGTAGTTAAAGGTGCAGGTGGTTTGGTGAGTATGTTCGGCGGACCGGTTACACTTGCGATTATGGGAGTGGTAGCCGTTGGTGCTTTGCTGATTGCGAACTGGGATAAAATATCGGCAACTGCCAAAAAAGTATGGGATTTTGTAAAACAAAAATTTCAGGAATTTGATACTTTCCTTACCAATGTTTTTTCTGTTGACTGGTCTAAAAATTTTGGGGTAATTGGCGAAGTAATTAACGGCTTTATGAAAAATGCTGAGAATATGTGGAAGGCATTAAAAAGAACATTTGGTGGAATTATTGATTTTCTTTCTGGAGCATTCACGTTAAATTGGAAAAAAATGTGGAGTGGTATTAAGGATATTTTTGGTGGCATATGGGACGGAATAGCATCTGGAATAAAATCGCCTATTAATTCTATTATAGGTGCTATTAACGGAATGATTAAAGGGGTAGTTTCTGGGATAAATGCGGTAATTAAATGTCTGAATAAACTCAGTTTTGACATTCCTGATTGGGTACCTGCTCCGTTCGGCGGGAAAAAATTCGGATTTGATATTCCTAAAGTAAAAGCCCCTCAAATTCCTCTCCTTGCAAAAGGGGGATTCCCGCCTGTAGGACAACTTTTTATTGCAAATGAGAAAGGACCAGAGTTGGTTGGACGTATGGGAAGTAGAAACGTTGTTGTGAATAATAATCAAATTGTATCTTCTGTAAGCCGAGGAGTTGAGAGTTCATTTGATAGAGGTACTGCTTTGTTATTAAACAAAATGCAAACAATCATTGAGTATCAGGAAAGACTTTTAAGAAAAGATACCTCTGTAAATATAGATGGGAAAAAAGCCAACAAACAGTTATCGCGGTCAAAAAGAAATTCAGGATTTAATTTTAGTCCTGCTTAGGAGGTGATGGAATTGGGAAAGTCATGTAATTTTATAAAAGTTAATGGAAAACCTTTTCCAGCACCTAAAAGGTATCCGGGAATGGTTGTAACTACGGCTGTTGATTCGGCAAGAAATATGAATAACAAAGTGGTCGGGACAAAAGTCAGCAGAGATAACTATAAAATTGATAATCTTGAGTGGGCGTATTTGGATGCGGAAACGTGGTCATCCATGCTTAGAGAATTTAAGAATTTTTTTGTAACAGTGCAATTTTGGGATATGGTTGAGAATAATTGGATAACACTTACGATGTATCCGGGAGACAGAACCGCAGACGTATTCAAAATAGATGCACAAGGGCGACCAACACACTATATTAATTGTAAAGTAAATTTAATTGATACGGGGTGGTAAAAATGCAGAATGTTTCACAAGAATATAAACAATCCATGAAACAGCCTATTCGTAATAAATTTTACATGAAAATTTCATTAGGTTTAATAAATCAGGATGCTCAAATATCCGCAAACGTGGAAGGAAAAGGACAGTATACTCAGTATTCAGATTTTGAAAACATATTTACAAACAATGAAATAGGTAACGTATATGCTACTTACGAGCAGGATTTTTTTAAAGTAGATGGTTCAATGTTTTTCATGCCGAGAGATGCAAAGGTGCTGAGAAAAAATGGCATTATAACAACAGAATTATTTTCATTTGAAACGCTTGTTAAATTCACGTTTGGGTGCGGTTCAACTGATATTAAAGGTTTAACTATTCAGTTTGGCGAGAATTACCCGACTCAGTTTAGTGTAATCGCATCATCAGGAGAAGAGTTTGCATTTGACAATGACAAAGAAAATTTTGAAACAGATACTGTTTTTAAAGATACTGAGTCACTTGAACTTAAAATTATTTCTATGCGTGTTCCGAATGGAAGGGTGAGAATTTACAATGTAAAATTTGGATTAGGTCTTAATTATGATAACGAATGGATTAAAAATGCGGAACTAACATCTTCCTTATCTGCTATAAATGAAGATTTACCAGAAACAGATTTTGAGTTCACATTAAAAAATGACGGACAAGTTTTTAATGTAGACAATCCGTCATCAACAATTAATTTTCTTGAAACAGGACAAAAGGCGTCAATAATGCTTGGATATGAACTTGATAATGAAAAGATAGAGTGGTTGAAAATCCATACACTTTTTCTGTCTGAATGGAATGCAGATGATGTGACAGCCAAAATGAAAGTAGTAGATAGATTTAAGTTTATGAGTGACCATTATTACAGGGGGCAGTATTATGTCAAAGGGATTTCTCTTTATGACTTAGCGGAACTTGTGTTTGAAGATGCTGGGATAACATCTGAAGAATATTATCTTGACTCTTATTTGAAAAAGGTAATTGTTTATAATCCGTTACCGAATGTTACTCATAAAGAGGCATTGCAAATTATTGCGAATGCTGGACGGTGTATTATGGATTATGACCGATATGGGAAGATTCGTATATATTCTGCATTCATACCGAATTTTTCTACTACATCGAATGGAACAGAATACTATTCAGACGTACAAAGTATTGACAATAAATCGGAGAAGAGCAGATATGCCACTTACGAAAGAGATTATTGGTCTGTAGACGGAAAAATGCTATTTCTACAAAAAGATTTTGGAATGAAAGTTCAGAATACTGGATATGTCAGTAAACAAATAAGTGGAGAGAATGGACTATTTGAAGAGAATCCTATCATAAGAAGAACGTTAGAAGCCAAGTATAAGTGCTTTGGTATTAAGATTGATTTTGTAGAAAATCTCCCCAAAAAATTCCTTATCAGAACGTATAGTGATGATATGTTGAATGAAGCGATTGCCATTGATAAAGATATTGTTAATGAATTTGAATTGTATCATGAGTTCAAGGAATTCAATAAAATTGAAATTGAATTCACAGAAACGGAGATACCAAATAATCGAATTAAAATTGACTATATTTCTTTTGGTGCGGAAACGAATTATAGAGTTGAGTATGATGATTTATATAGTACACCAATTGGAACTCAGTTGGAAATGATTAAAAATATAAAAGTAAATCGTCATTTATATACAGTTTCCTCGGGTGCAGATGAAGAACTTGCAAATGATGAAATTACCTATGAGGGTGAAAATTTAATATACAATTTGAATGAAGCGTGTTATGGATATACCGTAAGTATTATTGAGGGAAGCGCGAATGAAAAAGCATCTATTGTTGATAGTGGTGCGTATTTTGTTGAATTACATTTTTCAGGAATTGCTGAAAATTCCAGTGTGAAGTTTTCACTAAAAGGAAGAAAATACAACTTATCTGCGTCGTCATATATAACCACAGTAGATAAACGTGGAGTTGATAAGGAATGGGATAATCCTATTATATCAGATTCGGAACATTGTAAAAAAGTTGCGGAATGGTTGGCTACTTATTATAAGTCTAGAGTGTCGTATGACCTTGATTACAGAGGGGACCCTGCGATTGATGTTGGAGATACTATTTATCAGGATAACAAATATAATGATGAATTAAAAGTTATAGTGGAAGAATCCCATATTTCATTTAACGGTGGAGTAAACGGTACATTGATGACAAGGAGGAAAGAATATGTGGATAGAGCCAAAAACGAACTGGGTTATCTCAGATAGATTTAATTATTCAGACTATAATCGTATAAAGAATAATATTGCATATCTCAAAGAAAAAGCATTAGAATTATATCCCCAATTCCCTTTTGAAGATATGGGAGATGATAAAATATCTTATGCAGATTATCCGTATGCAGATGAATTTACCGTAATGGAAGATAATCTTGAGATGATTAAAATTAGCACATATCCGTTTTATGAGGGAAGAAAGAAAAGTTGGTTTGACAATCAGAATACGCCTACATATGAAGATTTTAATAGAATAGAAAAAGCGTGTTTAAAAATATATGATGGATTGATACGGCAGAATAATAGTTTAAGGAAATTACAATTTGTTCTTGGTACGAATCCGTCAGATATGAGAATTTAAAGGAGAGATATCATGTCAGAAATTGAAAAATTAAAAGAAGATTATAAAGATGATATTATTGCGAGTGAAGAAGAGAGAAGAAAATACAGAATGATTACAAATACTGACGGAACAGTTTCTTTTGTTGATGCTACGCAATATCAACAGCGAGGGACGAATTACGGAGCAGGAGATGTAAATAAAACTAATAGAGCAATCAATTTGATAAATGAAAGTTTGTCTGATAAAGAAAATCCAATCATTATGGAAAAAATCGTTAAAACTCCAGGAATTACGCTAAATGCTTTTGAAGGCAAAGCACTAAGCAGTTCCGCACTTACTCCTCCAACAGTAGAAGGCTATAAAAGTATCGGACTAGCAAGTGGTTGGGGTGATGGACAAATAGGTCTTTTGGTTTCTCCTAATGGTTGGGTTGCAAACTGTACTAATGTTAAAAAGACATATGACTCAGTTACATTGAAATTTTTGTATTTGAAAACTTTTTAATTTTTAAATGGTTAAACTAAAAAACCACTTACACAAACATCAAAGCAATAGGTTAATGCAGTCGTATCCTTTGCAGTAAACACGATTACTGCCTCAGATATAACGGCATTATCATCTGTTTGACCTGCAGTGTTATGGTAAAAATTAGCCACATTCCAACCGTTTTGTGCTGGTGTCATTTGAATACGGACGTTTTTTAATTTCATTCCATCAGGAAATGCTAATTTATAAACAGTTTGTTCCTTGCTGGCACGATAAACCTGTGCTTTGATGTATAGTTTACACCAGCCATTTACATATTTTTCAACAACCCAGCCACCCTGAGTACTTGTTTTTTGGACAGTTAAGTTGGACAAACTTTCATTTATCATATAGATATTTATCAACCAAGACCCTACAGGTCTTATTTTTTACGCCATTTGGCAGGAAGGAGAATACATGGTATCAAAAGTATTAAAAAGTAGTAAAAGCAGTATTGAAAGACTTGGAAGTGCAGGCGTAGAAAAGGTGAGAAAATGGTTGTAGCAGAATTTAAAAACGACAATTACACAAGTGTTTACGGATTGAAACAATGGGACTTTGGGCAAGAATTGCTTATAAAGGGTACGGGAATACAGGGAAAAACAGTAGAGGTACATTTTGCGTTGGAAAGAGATGACGTAGCACTACGCATGCTCGGAACAGTCGAAAATGGAAATATAACAGTTCTTATCCCGGACACACTTTTACAGGTAGGCAATAGTATTTATGCGTATGTTTATCAAAGCGAAGAAATGGCAGGGAAAACAACACATAAAATTTTTATGCATGTAAGTCCGAGGGCGAAACCGGAAGATTACACGGAAAAAGAATTTAAAAATGCTTTGCAACAGGTACTTACCATTGCACAGAGCGTCAGAGAAGATGCAGACGCCGGGAAATTTAATGCAACTGACGAGCAAATCAGAAAAGTGGTAGAAACTTATATGTCTAATCACCCGATTGAAAAGATTGAGACAGATAAAACTCTGAGTATTGAAGGTCAGGCCGCAGACGCTAAAGCCACCGGCGATAAAATCCTACAGTATGCTATCAAGAATACAGTAAGCGGTGAAAGTCCTTTGACTATTACCGACAGCGCAGAAGAGAATTTGCAAGATATTAAACTGCTTGGTAAGTCGGAGCAGACACAGATGACAGGAGCGCAGTTGATTCCTTTTCCGTATGTCGATAAAGACACGACCAAAAACGGTGTAACTTTTACTGTAAAAGAAGATGGGGGAATAAAAGTATATGGAACATCTACGGAAACTGTAACGTTTGTATTAGCAACTATAGACTATGGAACAGAAAGCATTTTTAACAATGGCACAGGAAATGGGAAGATTATTTCGGGTGGAAAAGATAATGTAAGCATAGAATATCATGGCGTAACTAAAAAAACATATCTATCAATAGCACCAGGAAAAGCAGTCGATGTTGTCATTTATCCTCAACTACAAAATGGCTCTACCGCAACCCCATACGAACCCTACACAGGAGGACAACCATCTCCAAACCCAGAATATCCACAGGAGATTAAGAACTCAGGAAAGTACAACGAGGATACTGGGAAGTATGAAGTTGATGTGAAACTTACTGGGAAGAATCTATACAATACTTCCATACCATATACTGATGGTGTATGGATAAGACAAGACGGGGAAATAGTCAATGGTGTAGATGCAAGAACGTCAGATTATATACCAGTTATTCAAAGAAAATACGCTTTTCAATTTGATGTAGCAAATGTTAATCCGATGTATATAAATGGGTATGATAAAGACAAGTTTTTTGTAAAAGTTGTTGGCGAAATAAGCAAAGGTAAAGGTATTGCGAATATAAATGATAAAACAATCAAATATATTCGTGTATCACTTACCAAAAAATCTACAAAGATTCAACTTGAAATGTCAGATGTTTTTACAGATTACGAACCATACCGAGAACCCAAAACTGTGAAACTCTCCTTAGACCAACCATTACGAGGAACCGGGAAGTATAAGGACGAAATCACAAAAGATGGGATTATCAGGAGAGTTTGGAGTGAAGTAAAAAATACTATACCTTCATTTCTTGACTTTGACACAAACGGAAACTATAAACTTGCGTTTGATCCGAAAAAACCATTAAAGGACGATGGTGTATATAAAATACCATGTGATATCACTACAAATATGATATCTTACATTAATAATTCTTCTATATATTGGTTACCTAAAGCCGAAGAATTACAAAGCATGGGTGTTGATATTCAAGGAACAGCAAAAGATGCACGTACAAAAATATTAGAATACTTATCAAAAAATCCAATGACGATTCAATACGCTTTAAAAAAACCAATCATTGAACCGTTACCAGAGGAATTTGAGCAGTTTCTAAAACTTAATTCCTATTACCCAACAACAGTAATCTCTACATATGGCGGGGAAGTAGACCCGGGCGTTGAAGTAACCTATGTAGCAGATACAAAAAACTACATCGACAACAAGGTATCTACAAATGTGGCAAACATCATAAGCCAGTATCAAACAAACATATCGAACTTGTTATCTTTAATGCCGTTATCCGTACAAGCGAGAATGGTAGAAACTGATGTAAACAACATTTTAGAAAACATGGAGGAAATAAAACATGAATAACACAGTAATTGTAAAACTTATGACAAATTTGATTGAGAAGAAATTTTATGAAACAAAAGACGAAGCAGTAGCAAAATTAGACGTCTACTTTGCCATGAACCGCATCTCTGAGGAGGAATATGCAACACTTACCCTGCTTGCAGAAGAAACGTATGCAGAGCCAGTAATGTAAAAAGAGAAGGTGAGAACAATGGAAATCAGAGCAAGACCGTAATGGTCTTTTTTATTTTGTAATAAAGAAAACAGGAGGTAAGTATGAATGATACAGAAGTAGAAGTAGCGCTTGCAGAACATAACAAAGAAATCGGTTCACTGGAACATCGAATGGACAAGGTAGAAAAAATTGTTGATGCAGTACATGAAATGGCTCAGGACATGATTAGGCTAATGGAAGAAATTAAGCACATGAACAAGTCTATTGAAAAATTGAATGTAGAAGTAAGTGAACTGAAAAACAAACCTGCACAACGTTGGGAATTAGTTGTAACAACTATTGTTTCCGCACTTGCAGGTGTTTTTATTTCAACATTATTTTAGGAGGTAACGAGAAATGGAACAGATTACAAACTATGTAAAACCAGAGTTATTAATTGTAGCCGTAGTGCTTTATTTTGTCGGCATGGGACTAAAACACGCCCAAGCGGTAAAGGATAAGTATATCCCGCTTATTTTAGGCGGAATTGGGATTATCCTCTGTGCAGTATGGGTGCTTGCGTCGTGTCCGCTTAAAACAGGGCAGGATATTGCTATGGCGGTCTTTACCGCAATTGTGCAGGGTATTCTTGTGGCAGGATTAAGTACATATGTAAATCAGGTTGTTAAGCAAATTAATAAAGCAGAGTAGTAGAGGGCGAGTAATCGTCCTCTTTTTAAGAAAGAGAGGAAAAGAATATGGGAAATGATAAATTTTTAAAATTGTGTAAAGAAATCGTAGTAAATTATTTTAATGCTTGCGTAGATAAGACAGATAGAAAGGAAATTACGGAAGATGATGTATTTATTGTGTGGTCTTGTAAAACTTTACAGAACAATAAAGCATTAGTAAGTACAACGGTCCCAGATGGAATGTATTATGAAATTACACATAATGGAGACAAGCAAGAAACATATGTAGATGCCTATAAAAAATGGGAAAATTTTATGGTTAAATAGAAAGGAGAATGTATTATGGCAAAAGTATTTTTAAGTGCAGGTCATGGAGGAAGTGATCCGGGAGCGGTTGCTTACGGATTAGTAGAAAAAACGATTAATTTAAACATTATGTTGGCGTGCCGAAATGTATTAATGGCACATAATATCACTGTAGTATGTAGTCGAGTAACAGACGAAAACGATCCGGTGCAGCAGGAAGTCAGAGAAGCAAATGCAAGTGGAGCAGATTTGGCAGTAAGTTTCCATACAAATGCTGGCGGCGGAGACGGTTCAGAAAGTTATTATCACCACACATCTGAAAAAGGAAAGAAACTTGCTCAGTTATGCGAAAAACATACACAAACATTAGGGCAAAACAGCAGAGGAGTGAAAACAAAAAACCTTGCATTTACACGAGATACGCGCATGACGGCAGTACTATGTGAATGTGCATTCGTAGACAATGACAGGGATAATGACATAATCGATACGTTGGAAGAGCAGCAGGCGTTTGGCGTTGCATATGCAGAGGCGATTTTGGAGTACTTAGGTATTAAGTATACAGGGACAAATAATCCAGTAGCACCGCCACAAAAGCCAACACCGCCGCAGAAACCTAAGAAAATAGAAGAAGATGGTATTCTTGGCGAAAATTCTAACGAAGAAACTCAAAGACACTACGGAACTTATGTAGATGGAATTATATCAAGACAACCATTGTGTAATAAAAAATATTTTATTGCAATCAATGCAACTTGTTGGGAGTTTGTGAAAGATTACGGAGAAGGTTCTCCAGTAGTAAAAGCATGGCAGCGTGACTTAAAGAATAGAGGATATTATCATGGGGAAATTGATGGTCTTATGGGACCGAAAATGATTATTGCGTTACAGCAGTTCTTGGCTATGCTTGGTTTGTATGTTGGGAAGATTGATGCTTATCTTGGAAAAAAATGTGCTACAGGTTGGCAGAGGTACCTTAACGCTCACTAATAAAATAGCCCCAACTCAAAAGAGAGTTGGGGCTTATATTGTATCATCTTCAAAGGGAAAATAAAATTTGTATGTTGTTGTGAAAAGGTCAACC